GTCATAGATATATTGTGGTTGTAATATACAACCTGCTGTGTCGCAGTGTTGTCTATAATCTCCTTCCAATACGGATATTGTTGACTGCACAGCTTTTGGAGTCTTTATGAGTAAACACATTTTATCTTCATACTGCCAGTACTAAGAAGCATCTATATTAGTTGAATAGATAGCTGGGTTTCTAAAAGATGATCCTGGTATCTTTTTATATGTATTCTTAGCAAGCTTCTTAGATAAATCTATAACTTCATCACCTGTGTAAATAATACAAAAGACTTCGTATGCTATATTAGCGTCAATACCTAATGTATATGTTTGGCCAAATTTAGCAGGAACTAAATAGTAATCATTAGCACCATCATTTGTATTAATACTTACCTGAATTGTGTTTTGCCCAATGAATATATCTAGTATAAAGTTTAAGTTTGTAGCTTTTGTATTAGCATAACAATTATATAGAGGCATTAAATCTAACCCTTTATAATCTCTAATAAATCTTAAGTAATTGCCTAAATACTTATGCGCTGTGTAATCATATATAGAAGAAGTTATAGGTAAAGTAGTAGTTATATTATTAATTTCACTACCATATATGTAAGGACAAACATACTTAAACCCACCATTTTCATAACGGAGAATATCACTACCTTTAATATAGGTTCTACCTTCGTAAGGTGTTTGTCCTTCTTTGTATACTTTTATTTTAGGTAAATTAAATGAGTTTAAAAGCTCTCTTATGTAGCCAGCTATTATACTATTATCATTATATGTACACTTCATTATAATCTCCTATTATGACCACTTATTCGTGGAACTATTATACTAGAATACAGAGTATTTAGAACCTTTAAGTACAGTATTAGAGGAATTAGTATTGTACTTTACATACTGTGTATTATTCGTATTGCTCTGGTACCATAACTCTAGTAAGTTGTAAATGTTTTGTGAATTAAGCGCAGTTATTTGCATTGCATCTTTTATATAATCAGTAGTTGTTGAATCAATCGCGATTGCTTTAACATTACTACTTGCATATGTTTGTGTAAAAGTAGCAGTACCACCACCGCTACTAGATTTTATATTGTCTAATTTGCTAGAAATAGTTGATAAATAACCTTCTATTGCTGATAAATTTACACCTGACTGATTTGATTGTGCAGAGTAGATCGAACTAACACTAGAAGCTATATTGCCAACAGTTGATTCTATATTAGATAAATGTGATAACTCAGGTAAGTTATCTTTAAATATAGCTACTTCTTTAAGGAATGAATTACTCTAGTAGTCGTCAAAGTATGATTCAATTAATTTATAAATATCGTCAGATGTCTTTGTATCTTTCTCATTTATCTCTTTGATTTCGTCAGCATCAATCTCTTCTAATTTTTGTGTACTGGAGTTCTTGATCATATTGGCAGAGTCATCAGTGTTCGTATTTAATACTACTGCACCTGATACACTTGTACCATCACTATAACCAGAAACATTTCCTGATGATGTCATGCTTAGTTTACTACTACTACCTAAGCTTGAGTATATAGATGATGCTGCATTACCTGCAAAGCTCGAGCCTATATTGCCAATGAATGATGATAACTGAGGTATTAGACCACCAAGTGAAGTTACAACTGGTACTAATTTAGCTATTGAACCTAAATCGATATTCCAATTAATACCTAAACCTAATGGTGCTATCTACCCACCTGTCTATAAACCATCTATAACTGCAGAAGATAACTCAGATATATATTCTATACCTTTCTGAACAGCGTAATATGTAGGGTTACTAGCTATATTAGCTCCCCATGCGTATATGAAGTTATCTAATGCATTCTTAATCTATGTTGTAACATAAACGTAGTCATCAGCATCCTTAAGCAAAGCATCATTTATGTCGTTTGTTAATGAACCACTAGTACCTATAGAAGATAAATTCTGGAATGCTACTACGTCAGATACATTTAAGCCAAACACTCTTGCTAACTCTGACCTAACTGCATTATTATCAGACGAACCTATCATATCGTTAACTACTTGTGAGATACCGGACATCAATGAGTTAACTGTATCAGAGCTAAGGTTAGTTGTTATTAAGTCACCATATGACTTACCTGCTTTATTAGCACCTAATACGATCAATCTCTGCATAGCTGTGCCATTCAAAGCGCTTATGTTACCTGAGCCCAAGTTACCTAAAGCTTCAGCTAAACTATTCACTGTGCTAGTAGCTGCACCAACAGATGATAAACTACCCATCCATTTCTGTACAACTGTTTCTAAAGCTGAAGCAGATGAAGCATCCATTATGGACTAAGCTTCAATCAAAGCATCTGATACACTCTCAAAGCCTTCTTTGATGTACTGAGAAGTTTGATAGTTCTAGTTTAAGAATGTCTTTAAACTAGCCTGAATAGCCATCCTATTGTCTGCTAAGTCAACGCGTTGTAAGTTAATTAATCTATTCAGTGATGCTGATTGCATATTAAAGTTCATACCTAAGTCATCAGATAATGTCATTAAGTATGCTCTTTGCTCAGCATCGTATATAATACCTTCTTTTACTAAAGTCTTTAAGTTCTTATATACGTCTTCCTACTTTACAATACCGGTCCCATTTAGAGCTGAACTAAGATTCTTAGCAATGTCGTTTATAGAAGCTCCAGTGCCATTTAAGTTATATGCTATTGCTGATTGATCCTAAAGGAATGAACCCATAGCACTATCTAATTTATCAGTTAAATTTGAACCGACTGCTGCGACTAACTAAAATTTAGTAAAGTTTTCATCTAAGTTAGTATTAAGTAGTTTATTTACAGCGCCAGCTCTCTACTTAGCGCGGTTGTCACTAGTTGCTTCTATCTCTTTAGCTACTTGTTTCTTCTTATTAGCTAATTCTTCCTCTAATTCTAACTTAAGTTGAGCCTATTCAGCTTCTGTCTTACCTGATAGTTCTATTAACTATACTCTTCTTTTATATTCTCGGTCTAGTGCGTCCTATTGTTTCTTAAGTATTTTATTTTCGTAACTGGTTTTCTTCTTATAAACTTTATCAAGCTCTTTACCAGCATCGAAATTAAATAGGTTCTTTTGAGAGTCTTCTTCTCTCATACTTCTTGGTTCACTCATATGTTAACCTCTGTTCTTACGCAATTCATCCATTTTCTACTGAGTAAGCTTAGCTTCTTCAGCGATAAATTCTAATAAGTAGTTTTTCTCTATTGGAGTTATCTACTATACATCTTTATAGGAAGTGTTACAATTTTTTGAAATGTAGTAACACTCCCTAACTATTTCTTTGAATCGGTAAGGACCATAAGGCTTACCATCTTCAGTCTTCTGTGGGTCTAAAAAATTCGTTTGTGAATCGAAAGGAACTATTAACATCGCTATCACATGCCTCACAGTGGGCAGTAAAGTCAATATCAACTCCAACCTTTCTATTCAACTCATTAGCCTTCCTCATAATAACTTGATAATCCTTAAGAGGAAGCTTCTTTATATATACTTCAGCCAATGCAGGAGTTTGTACCTAACCATTAATTGATTTAATAATTGTTAATAAATTTAGCATTAATGTGGGGTCATCCTTCATGTCTGGAAATTGCTTCTTTAATTCTTTTTTACGCTTATCGATATAATCCAAATCTCTTGGGGTCTGATACTTAATCTCTACTGTGTCACCTGTTACAGGTAATTTGCACATAAGTAAATCTTCGAGTGATTCATCATAAGTGTGCACTGCTAATGAATCTAAGTCCATAACATGCGTAAATACTTCTCCACAGTATGGGCATATGATCTGTAGTTTATATTCAGATCCATATGTTACTGTGCGAAGCTTGTGCAATAGATACTAATAGTCACCTATACACATATCGTAGGTAGAGATTGGAAGCTTATTCAAAATACACGAATCAATTATGCTTGCCATTGCATTATATGGCTGGTCAGTAGATGTAAGTCTTTTCATTTCTTCTGCCACTGTCATGCTTCTTAATTCTACCTGTGGGTCAAACTGTGTTTGATACATTTTACCTAAACTTGGTAAAGTGTAAGTTTCTTTAATTGTAATGTTTTCCATAAATGCCTCCTGGGGTGAGTTTTTATAATAATATACACCCACCCCAGATTGTTTAATTATTATATTAAACAGCGAAAGGTATAGCTTTATCAAATCTGATGGTAGCTGTTACGGTCTTCTTACCACTGTTTTCAGCATTCCAACCATCTTCTGATAATGACTTTACCCAGCAACCTTGCAAATCCCAATAGCGAACTAATGTATTGTCTGGTAAGTACTCAAGCACTCTACCATTGATCTTATATTTATCTGATGATGGAATTGTGTCATCGTCAATGTTATAAGATTTAGCTTGCCATGCTAATAAAACTGATTTACCATCAGCACCAGAGAAGTCATTAATCACTAATGAACCAGTGCTGAATGTTGGAACACCAGCATAGTAAATTGTACTATTGCCTCTCTTAATCGGGATTTCATCCTGCTCAAAGTGTGGTGCATCAAATGATACAACAGAGAAGTCAATAACTTCAGTTGCGTTCTTGATATATGAGTTTTCTGAGCCAGCATCTTTACCAGGCTTTAATAAACCATCTCCGAAGTTCGGATTGCTTGAGAAGTCAATCTGAAAACGGAAATTGTTTTGTCTCATAGGTTGATATACTGTTGGGTTATTCGCCAAATGATATGCGCCAAAATCTGCCACTATTGCCATTTGTTATATCCTCCATATTAAATTGATTCAGATTCAGTTGTTACAAGATCTGAATCCGTTAATTCTATGTCAATATCAAACTGCTCAACTGCTTCAATTGGCTTAAGCTTTAATTTAGCAGCTATTGTACCACTCTGCTCAGCAGCTTTATACGACCAAGTATACCATTCAATACCTCTACCAGTCTTCATTTTATCTAATAAAACGTTAACTGATGATTTGAAATTGATAAATGTGATATCATCATTTGGTTCAAATGTTACACGCACTGCTGCATCGTAGATTTGTTTCTTAATATCACATACAAGCATACGAACATTGAGGAACTGAGTAACTGTGTTGTTCACTGTTTCTCTAAGCATTGTTCTATTACCAAATACTCTATAGCCGTAGCTACCAAAGTTGGTAATTGGGTTTACACATACGTTCAATGAACCAGAAGTTGGCTTAGAGATTCCTGATAAGATGTCTGCTAATGCTTCTGTAACTTCATACTTTGCAGCAGATAAACCAATGAGCTTTCCTCTAGTGATACCAGCAGCAGCATACCAGTTTGGATATGTAACTACTGAGTTAGCATATGCAGTTAAATAACCGTAAGCGCCTGGCATAACCTTTGTTGTGTTTGAAACACCATAAGTGCCACAAGGGTATGCACATGCACAGTAGCTTGAATTACTCATTGAACTAATGTTACCTAATGCAGTGAGAATGTTTACATTATTTCCTTCTGTTACACCTGTTGTGATGTTATCAGACAACTCAACAAGTGCTACAGCATCACCACGTACATAAGCTAAGGAAGAAAGTGTACTATAACAACCAGTGATGTCGTAACCTTCTGCTCCAGACTTAGGTGCAACCTTTAAGTTATAGTAAGCGCCTGATGTGATGAACTTAACATTGTACTGATTGTGTGATTCGAACTCTGTATAGCAGCCATTTGTAATAGCTGTGTTGATAGAGTCAGCTATAGCTGATTCAGATTCAAAATCATGTGTTACCTGACCTTCTCTTGCAGGAGCCTTCAATGGCTTAACAATTACCTTTAAACCTAAGTTAAGCAATGATACTGCCATGAAGTAAGTTTTATCACTAACTGATTTATCAGTGGTTGCCAGAGAAGTATCCTGATAACGTGCTACACAGTTTTCATATCTGCTTTGAAAAGCGTTTGCTGATGTGTACTGAGTTGTATACAGTAATGTTGGGTCACCAGCTGTTTCACTACCAACACCATCTATAGCAGTAGCCTGAATATATAATGGTAATAATACCACATTATCAGTTGCCTCAAACGTAATCGGTGTGCTAGTAGTAGTTTCTGTAATTTTTATACGAGACATACTTTATTTTACCTCTCATTTTTGAATTATTATTTCATCCAGTTCAACTTTCCAATTATTCTTAAATGGAACACTAAATAACCAAGCATCATCTATTGTTATGTGCAAAGATAATCTAGTAAATTGACCACTTATGAGCATTTCTGGTATATCTGAACTGTCCTATACAGTAGACTCTATTTGTACCATAGAATCATGCTGTATGTCTGCATCATTATATGGGATCGATATACTTAACTTTGGGTAGTTAATAAAGTTAAATATAAAGTTCCTTAAATACTCATCAGCTTCTTCAAAGTACCTTGAGTAAATGTCAAGCTGATAAGATATTTTTATTGGTATAGCATTCAAAAGTTTTGACACTTTCTCAGTGGCGGATAAATGTCCACCATCATATGAAAGGGCCCTCTTTGTAGTTGATATTATTTCAATATCAGAGTCTCTCGAGATAGCTATTAATGGAAGCGTTAGTGGCTTGTCATTATTTTGTTGGGACTTAATTTGAAACAATCTTGTACTATCGTTTGGTGATAATACTACAAGATTAGGATCCTTTACCCAACCTTTTATCTTATCTACAAGAGCCTAATCATAATAACGTATTGCCACTTTTGTACTCCTCAAAGATATTATTTATATTTTTAGATATATGGGTTAATATCTTTCTAGTAATATCGTAGCCTTTGACCTATCTATTACCATTGCTTATGATTAATAGTAACGTTCCTAGTTTATTGTTATCTACTACTAGATTTTTATTAAACCCAATTATATAACTGTCTTTACCAAGCTTTGAGATGTACAAGTTCTAAAAAGCAGTTAGTAGTACTTTATATGAATCAATGTTAAACTGTTCATCTATACCTTTTAATCTGGCTTTATTTACGCTCTTTAGAAATAACTTGTACATATACTTTGGTAAAAACTAATAGATAAACTATAATTCTTGCTAATCAGTTAGAGAACCTTTAATAATTATTCTCACTGTTTCCCCTTTAATAATTTCTGAAGTTCATTAAAGAATTTTTCTTTATCCTTTGGTGACAGGTCGTTAAATGACTTAATTGCATCAGTATAGGTCTTTTTATTTGTTAGACCTTTTGAGTCATTACCATCTATAAACTTGCCATAGTCATTATTATCTATAGCATCTACTAAGTTAGTACGATCATCTGGGTGCCACATGTCATATTTTATTAACTTAACTGCATCTTCATCATCCTGTACATTATTATAGAATACTGTGTTATAGATTATTCCATTATTAGTGTTTATATAACTCTCTAAATCACTATTGGAATTCATACGATAAAGAAGATTATATGCTTTTGTGAATTGTTTATCTGTTAATATAGCCTGTTGAGCTTTAGAGTTATTTATAATGTTTAAGAATGGCATCTTCCAAGCAGATAAAGCTGTTGTGCCTACACTATTAGCAAAGTTTATTAATGTTTTTTCACTTAACTTATCTAATAGCTTTGAAGCTTCTTCATGGCCTGAATCTTTTAAAGCTTGTAAGAATGTAGCTTTCTTACCTGAATTTAAATCGTTGACTGCTTGCTTATAATTTATATTTCTAGAGTTAGCAGATTGAACAGGCTCTTCATCAGCATATGGTTCTCCATTTATACTAAAGACATTAGAAGGAGCCTCTGTTAAAACTAATCTTTCTACTATCATTATATCACCCCTCTGTTAGTAAATTGAAATCTGAATTTTTAAAGTATTCTACTTCTGCTCTCGGAGTATTGTCTGTATACTCAGGCACTATTTCACATGAAATGCTTGCTGGGTAAATCATGACAGTAGAAAGTTTTGTTACTCTAAATAATCTGCTTGGTGTATCATCATAAGCACTTGGTATTTCAAATAGGCAACCAATCTGTAAACCACCTAAATCATATGGTACGTGTATGATTGCTGCATCAGTCTAAGCTTCTGCATTCCACCCTAGTTTCTTAGTGGTTGCCTATGTAATACGTTGTTCAAATATACAACCAACCTGTATCGGTTCAGAATAATTATTTGATTTAAACTCGCCCTATAGAGTATATTGTCCACTTTTTAATGGTGACCTATAGATAGCTTGAACACCAAGTAAGCGAACCATTTCTTTGAAATATCTTCTATTTAGTTTAGCATCACTGTTCAGTAACAGCCCGTACTTGTTGTCGTAACTCATCTTATTTTACTCTTCCGTAGATCTTTACAGTTTCATTCTTGTTAGATTCATTTAACTGAGTAGCTGTATAATCATAAATCATACTATTAACTGTATACTTACCTTCTTCAAGCTTACCGGTAATCTTAAATGCGTTGCGCTTACCAGAGAATGTTGTATTGTAGCCTTCCATAACTAACTTACCACTCTTTGAGAAGTATGCGTCTTCGAACACAAAATTAGACTTTTGTGTAGCGCCTGACTTAAACTTAATTTCACCAGTTACTGAGAATGATTCAGATAAATCTTTAACATTAGTTGTTGTGAATGTCTTAATGTTATTATAAACTTTTGACATAAACTGTTCAACTAAACTATTGAACTTACCATCAGCGAAGTCGTAGATGTTCAATGATTCTTCTGCTACTTCCTGTTCTTCTTCCTCTTCCTCAGCCGGAGCTTCTTCTTCTTCAGTACTTTCTTCAGTACCTTCTTCGGGAACTTCTTCTTCAGTTGGTTCTTCAGCAGCTAATTCATCTTCAACTGGTTCTTCAGAGTTTGCTTCCAAAGCTGCTTGTTCTTCATCTGAAAGAGGAACAACTGATTCACCTTCTACCTGAGCTTGGCCAACATTGATGGTCATTGAACCATCGTCATTCTTAGATACATCTACTTCATCTTCGCCAGAAGCATGAACTTCAACTGCTTCATTTACTCTTTTTTCACAGCCTTCTGTAACTTCATCTGATTTCAAATACTTCTTTATACCATCTGCGATTTCATCTTCAAAGCCTTCTGAATCACCTAAATAAACTAAGTCTTTGGTTTCGTTATAGAATGGGTTATAGAATATATCTTCATCTGTTAATTCATATAAACCATTAAAATCTAAACCAAGCTCATCTTCAGTAAAAGCTTTAGCCAATGCAGCTGAGTTCTTATCTAATGGTTCGAACTGATATACTTTAACACCGGACTCATCATCTTCTGAAGTACCAATATAGGTAAATCTACCGGTGTTACCATTTATGCACATTACAACTGTATCACCTTTGGACATATCATTGATGTCGTTAAGTACATTTGAGTAATCTTCGTGAAGTTTCTTTCCACAGCCTTCTTCACAGTGATGATGTCCGTGCTTTTTGCATTCACATGGATTCTTACCGCATTCTGGGCAGATATCATCTTTATCCATATCATCTTCGTCATCATCTTCTGTTAATGATTCACCAACAGATGGTTTATGTTCATAGTATTCGCCATCGTAATCAACTACTGAGTATGGCTTACCAGCTAATTCTGCTAAATCAAATTCAACAGTCTTTCCATCAGCATCTTCTACCGTAAGTACATCAGCGCCCATAGAAATAATTTCATAATCTTCACCATCTACAGTAATCTTGTTGCCTTCCCATAAAAAGTCAGCAGCATCATCACCAAGGTCTTCCTTTACGCACCGCTCATTAATTACTTCTTTATCTTTAAGCTCCTCATGAACTTCGCCATCTTCTAACTCTGGGTATGTATCAACTAATTTGTCCCAGTTATCTTCGCGAAGTGCAGATTCACCAAGATCTTCCTGATTTTCTTCATCTTCTAAAGATTCATCAGCTTCGAGATGTTTACGAGCTATACGATCTCTAAGAGACATAGCACCTTCTGTCAAGGATTCTTCCTCAACCTCTTCTTCTTCATCTTCTACTTCTTCAGGCTCTTCACTAAATTTGCCAATCTTACCAATTACAGTAAATCCTAATTTGTTACCACATAATGGGCAATCATCATCAGAATTAGCGGTGTCATTATCTATTTTAACGCTATAAGCATCAACATAGTGTCTTGCACCACAGCAGTTGCACTTAAGAATTACTTTACCTTCATAGTCGTCTTCAAGTTGATCTACTGTTTTAGCTTCCGGGTCAATGATATACTCATCAGATACTTCTTCTTCTTCTGGAATATCATCTGGAACTAAAGCGGTAAGTTCATCTTCTTCTTCACCGATATCAGAGAGGTTTATATCATCTTCCAGCAATCTTAACTGTGTAAATGCCTCTGTAAGGTAAGTTTCACTAAAGTTCTTAATTTGATCCACTTTCGTGATCCTCCTAAAATTTTTATTTATGTATAAGAGCCGAAGCTCATTATAGTTAATCTAATGGGTTTATATATGTATCTTGTGCTTGTAGTCTATCTTGAATTGCTTTAAGCTCTTCTCTACCCTCAGCTAATAGTGTTTCACCATCTTGGGTCCACAAAGCATCTGACTAAACAAATCTTGTTCTAACTCTACCAAGTGTAATCTTAGCATATGCTAATGACATTCTGGTTAATATATCTATCCAGTATTCACCTACAACTTCATCAACATTGTGTAGTTTAGGAACATACTCTAATACCAACTCATCTGGTGTGTCTGAATAATATACATAAAGTTTTCTACCAATTGGGTCTTCTCTAAAATCCAAATCAGTAGCTACTGTGTTAGAAAGTTGGTTTAAAGTATTATAAGAAAGATAGTTATAGAATCTCTTTTGGCTATAGCCTATGTAGGAATTTTGATTCCAGTAAGCATTATACATAGGGTCGGCTGTACTAGAAGCAACTGCTCCTTTAGCTTTTGTTCTATATACAAATGCGATTGAAGATATATCTAAGTTTTCTTTCTCTTCCAATTGCTTTAAATCAATACATTGAGAAGCAGGTACCTAAACTAAGCCTGTTTGGCTATAGTATCTATTCATCTCCTGTAATGCTATCTGAATAACCTAGGCAAAGTCATTATCTGTTAATTCAGATTCCAAGACTCCACCTGTTAATTCAAACTTTATTTTATTTATGTAGTATTCAAGGTTCATCTTCTTCCTCTTCCACCTCTGGTTCTTCTCTATCTAACTCATCGATACCTTGTTCATTAGCAGTATCAACTACTTCTTGATCTTCTTCAGGACCATTCATTGTGTTAGCTAACTCACTATCGCCTATAGCAAATTGTTTACTATCATCAGTATACTCTTCATAGCTTATATCAAATACAGTAGGGAATATAATCTTTGCAAATCTTGGTTCATCATTCTCCTGCATATACCTCATATAGTTATAGATTGAAGTAGCTAATCTCAATGCCCAGTCTAAGTTACCTAATATAGCCATAACATGTTTGCAGCCTGCACCTGCGGTATCATCTGGGTTTGTTATTTTAGCTGGTCTTAACTCAGACTGCCCAGAGTTATAACCCTATTTAGTAGCTGAGTAAGCTTGTCTATACTTCCAGTCTGGGCAGGTACAACTTACCATTATATCTCTTCTATTAACTGCATCTATTATAGCTCTATAAACGCACTTGTAGTCTAAGGTGTTATTGTTAGACTTTATCTCATTCTTTATATCTCTACATATACCATCAAATAATACTTCAACTTCGTAGTTATTTGTTTCTCCCTTTACCGGGATTTTGAAGGATAGTAAGTCTGCTCTAAATAAAGCGTTAAAATCTATTTTATTGAAGCTTGTTACTGATTTAGCAACATGCTATTTATTTCTTCTATCATATCTAGTAGTACCATAAGCTTTTACCACATCAGCACTCTTAGATTTATCTAATAACTCTTTTCGAGTTGCTTCATCTAATAGCATTTATCTTACCCCTTTCTAGTAGTATATTAATTTAGCACATAGTTCTTGATAGAAATTGTTAATTTTTGGACCAAGTGTAAGTAGCCTGACCACAATCGTATACTTTAACAAAACCATGGTTAAGCATTAGTTCTTCATTAGAAACACCTTTACCATAGTTAGTTCCAAATAATTGGTCAAAGCCTCTTTGTCTTAATAGATTATCAGTTATGTGCTTACCTGTTACCAAGTTGAACCAGTGTAAACTTGGCTTAGGTGATTCTTTAGTAGTAAATGAAAGCTTATTGTAAACCTCACCTGAGAACTTAGACAAGTCACAATAGCTTATTATTGAGCTTGGATTGTAACTAGTTATGAAGTGGTTAAATAGTTTCTCTGCACCACCTATTACTGGGTTAGAGGAACAATACCTTACTAACTCATACTCATAGCTCTTATTATATCTTGGCTTTCCGAATGTCATCATGGAGACTAACTTATCATTATAGTAAAGACCTAAGTTAACTTTAGACTTTGCGTAACCTTGAATATGATTTTCATTGATGAACTCACGTGTTTCTATTATGGTAACTTCTCTTACAACACACTGTCGACCATATATAGTTGGTCTATTAGTTAACAGATTTACTATTGCTTCTTCATTATCCCAATCGAACACATGAATACATCTATAGCCTGCTTCAGTAGCTGCTTTTGACTTAAGCATATGATACTGCTTGTCTAACCCACATGACGAGTAAGCACTAAATGTTGTGTTATGAGTAGCTGATGGGTTTATCTCTATTAGGGTATTGCCTACTTTGAAGTCATATCTATATTTGTCTAACCTAAACTCTCTTTCATATGTTAACCCTGCTTTGTCTAGTAAGTAAGCAAAGTGTCTATTTGGCTGAGAATCATTTGTATTTTCTCCATTAAGACCATAGTACCTTAGTATCTTCTTAATGTTGTTTATTGTTACATCAAACTTATCACAGCACTCTTCTCGTGTATGGCCATCTTTAATGAAGTAATCTTCTAAAGCTTCTTTATTTACCCTATTAACTGACTCAAAGAATGAGTTATATTTCTTACTTAACTCTTCATGCACTCTTTTATTAGCAGCTACATGATCCTTCTTAATACTATACTCTTTCAATAGATCTTTTACTTGTTTCTCGGTTACATTATACTTACTTGCTACTTCTTTTCTTGTCATATTAAGTTCTATGAAGTCATGATATAGTGATTCTTTAGTAGTAAAGTTAGTAGCTTTTGTAAAGCCTTCTTCCTGTTCTCCTTCTATGAAGTACTTTGTTACTAATCCATTTGTGTACTTCACTTTACCTGATATAGATGAGGATGTATTATTCTTAGAAGATAATTCTTTTGGTTTCACTATTCCAAGCTTACTTAATAGTGTTCTTAACTTACCTTCTGTTATACCGAAGTATTGAGCAGTATCTTTCCTAGTGTGGTTTTCTACTATAAAGTATTCGTAAAGTTCATCTCTAGTCATAATATACCTCCTTACCTATTATAACATATACAATTGAACAAGTAAACTAAAAAAGAGGGCCTTTTTAAGGGCCCTCTAATTTTTATTAGATTTCAGATGATTCGTAAACGTTAACATTAGCGCGGTTGTCACCAGTAGTAACAACAATCTTCTGCATTAATGCTCTATTAAGAACCTTCATGTCATACATTGTTGACCAACCCTGAGACATTGTTCCATCTGCATATCCCAATAACTGAGTAGGCAGAATAGCAATATCGTTTATCTTTTATATAAGTCGTTAGCTTATATACTAGTTTTCACTAGCTCTATATTTCTATAGAGACGAGACTATATTATCACCTCTGTGAGGTGTGATGTCTTTCGGATTCACTTGAATCCTAATGGGAGCTACCCCATAGTCGTTGAACTTTCAAATTGAACGTTTCTTGATATTGAACTCGTGTAACAAAGATTTAACTCTACAAAAAGTCATATTTAGCTACTCTGCTACCTGAGCTCTAGATAAATTATCTTCTATATAGAGTTTATATAAAATGTCTTTATATGAC